GCCGCAATGCAGCTGACTTCGCAGAGCGTCAAGAACATGGCGCAGGCACCGACTGGCAACCAGAACGCACTCACCGACGTGATGAACATGTTCTCGGGGTACGGATCGCCGTCAGGCGTCGAAGTCTAAACAAAGGAACCACATGCCATATCTCAAGCAGGGTACGAACTTTCTCTACGACAATACGACTAACGACATCGTCGGTGTCAGGGACGATGATGCCGGAGAAAAGTATTTCCAGATCATGCGCAACGAGCCGACCTACGCGGGCGCGACCGCAGCGGTGTCAATCGTCGCTCCTGCGGCGACGTTCACTACGTTGAGTTACGAGGACAGCAGCGGCAGCGTGCGTCTGACAAGTGCCGGCGTCCATGGCTTGTCGAATGCGGTCGCGCAGAACAAACTCGTCCGCGTCACCTGGGCTAGCGGTACTGGCGTCAACGGCCTGTACACGGTCACCGATGTCAGCGCGGCTACTACGAAGATCACCATCAACTACCCGCACGCCGCCGGCCTCGGCACCCCGACCGTGGCGGTTGTTGGCACTGACATCACCCTTGCGTCGGCGACCATCCCAGCGAACGCGATCAAGCTCGGCATGGAACTCGAGATTGACGCGCTGTTTGCGATGACGGGAAGCGCCAACAACAAGACCCTCAAGGTGAACATCGGCGATGCTGGATGGTATTCGCAGGCGGTTGCCGCATCGAACGTGAGCCTGTCCGTCGATAAGCAGGCGTGGGCGAACAGTGCCACGACCCTGGTCTCGAACGCTCTTGCGGCACCCGGACACGGTACGTCAACTGGCGCGAACGTCACCATGACCCCGACTGGCGGATTTGGCATCGCGCAGACGTTCGCCATCACCGGGCAGATTGCGACCGCCAACGAGTTCATCACGCTCGAGGCGTGGAATCTCAAGATCACCAGCACGTGACAGTACCCGTAAGCATTAGCCACAGGGATACAGTCCTGCCGTGAGCAACTACGACCCCCTCGACTTGCGGGGCCAAGAGCGTGACCGAGCCAACAAAGAGCTTCGTGATCGCCTTGACCGACAGAACGAGGAGGGCGACGTGAAGTGGCTCATGTCTAGCAAGCGCGGCCGACGCATTGTGTGGCGGCTGCTGGACCAGGCGGGCGTGTTCCGCAGTTCCTTCAACACCAACGCGATGTCGATGGCATTCGCGGAGGGTGGCAGGAACTACGGGCTACGGATGCTCGGCATGGTCCACGCGCTCTGCCCGGACCAGTATCCGGCAATGATGAAGGAACAGGCACACGATGAACGAACCAACGATGATGGAAACGGCTGAAACCAACACTACAGCCGCTCCCGCATCTAGTGCTACCGCAAGCCTTTCGGCGACGGCCGAGAAGCTGTACGGTGGCGAGCAGAAGGCGACCACGACCCAGGGCCAGCAAGCCGCAGATGCGGCCGCTGCCGGCAAGGTTCCTGAAGCCAACGACGCAAAGGCCGCCGAGGCACCCGCCGACGCCAAGCCGACCGCGCCGGAAACCTACGAGTTCAAGGCACCGGAGGGTCGAGCGTTCGATTCCGAGGTCATTGCCGAATACTCAAGGGTGGCGAAGGAACTGAACCTGTCGCAGGAAGCCGCGCAGCGCGTCCTTGACGCGGTCGGCCCCAAGTTGGCTGAACGTCAGGCGGCGCAGATCGAGGCAGTTCGCAATGGATGGTCCGACAGCAGCAAGGCCGACAAGGAGTTTGGCGGCGAGCGTCTGTCGGAGAACCTGTCCGTGGCGAAGAAGGCGCTCGATGCGTTCGGCACCACCGAACTTCGCAGTCTGCTCAACGAGTCCGGCCTCGGGAACCACCCGGAAGTAATCCGGTTCATGTTCCGCGCCGGGAAGGCGATCAGCGAGGACAGCATGGTCACGGGCACCAAGGGCGAGGCCAAGTCGGCCGGACCCCGCTCGTTCAATGACCTCGCCGACGCCATGTACTCCTCCAGCACCTAAACCTACGAAAGGTAAACCACAATGGCAGTTCTTTCCAGCACTAACCTGACGCTCGCCGACTGGGCGAAGCGCACCGATCCCGAGGGCCGCGTTCCGGTCGTCGCGGAACTCCTCTCGCAGTCGAACGAGATCCTCGAGGACTGCGTGTTCAAGGAGGGCAATCTGCCAACCGGCGAGCGCGTCGTCATCCGCACCGGCCTCCCGGCCGTGTACTGGCGCGCCCTCAACCAGGGCATCCCGAACAGCAAGAGCACGACTGCCCAGGTTGATGAAGCCTGCGGCATCCTCGAGGCTCGCAGCGAGGTCGATAAGGATCTCGCCATGCTGAACGGCAACACCGCGCAGTTCCGCCTGTCCGAAGACGTGGCTTTCCTTGAGGCCATGAACCAGACGCAGGCGGTCACGATGTTCTATGGCAATCCCGCCATCGAGCCGAAGTCGTTCCTCGGCCTCGCGGCCCGTTACTCGGCGACCCCCGGCTCGTCTGGTATCGGCCAGAACATCATCGAAGGCGGCGGCTCCGGCAGCGACAACACCTCGGTGTACCTCGTTGTCTGGGGCGACAACACCGTCTACTGCCCGTTCCCGAAGGGTTCGACCGCTGGCCTCATGCACGAGGATCTCGGCGAGCAGACCGTGTATGACGGCAACAACCGTCTCCAGGCTTACGCCACCCGTTACCAGTGGAAGAACGGCCTGGTCGTGAAGGACTGGCGCTACGTTGTCCGCATCGCCAACATCGACGTGAGCGATCTCGTTGGTGTGACCGGAACGCAGCTCAATACCGCTGCTACCGATCTTGTGAAGCTCATGGCACGCGCCATGTACCGCATCCCGAACATGTCGATGGGCCGTGCTGCCTTCTACATGAACCGCACTGTCCATAGCGGACTTGCCGTGAAGGCAATGGATCGCAGTCAGAACGTTCTGGCCGTGAACCAGGGTCTGTCGCAGTTCGGTACTCCCTATTCGTGGCTGTCGTTCCTCGGCGTTCCGTGCCGCCGTGTCGATGCCCTCATCAACGCAGAAGCCCGCCTTACTTAATAGGTAAAGCAGAAAGGACACACAATGATTCTTGATAATAACCTCCGTCTCGGCAGCACCGGGGCGATCACTTCCGCCGGCACGTACGTCAACGCGGATGTCGTTGACCTTCAGAGCAACACCGCCTACACCGCCACGGTGAGCGGCTCGCTCTACACGGTTGGACAGGGCACCCAGAACCGAGACATCGGCGCTGGTACTGACCTGGAAGTCGTGTTCACCGTCACGACCGCGCTTGCTGGCGGTACGAACGCAACGTTCCAGGTGGTTGCCTCTTCGTCTTCCACGCTTGCCTCCGGCAACATCGTGGTTGGCGAAATCGGCCCCATCGTGCTTGCAAACCTCACTCTCGGCCGTCAGGTCGCCGTCAAGATCAGCCAGCAGCAGATCGCGGCAGCCGGACTCCGTTACCTTGGCGCGCAGGTCGTGACCACTGGTACGCACTCTGCTGGCGCCATCAGCGCCGACATCGTGCTGGACGTCCAGGACGGTCGTGCGGTGTACGCGTCCGGCTTCACGGTCGCCTGATAGGAGCTATCCATGCCGAAGGTCAAGGCCAAGATTCTCTGCTTCGTGGACAACGGGCTGCGCCAGCCCGGAGACGTGTTCGAGTACAACGGACCGCGCAACCGCCACCTCGAGTACATCGAAGAGGTGTGCGCGGAAACCGAACCGACTGTTTCCGATGCACCGCAGCGCCGTCTCCGCAAGGGCAAGGTGGCCGAGTCCGCAGGCACGGAGTGAGCTTGTAACAAGTTAGTGAACAGGGAGGGGCGTCGGCGGGAAACCACGGCGCCCCTCCCTTCCTACGGGAGGCACGTATGGCATCGGTCGTCGAGATATGCAACCTCGCGCTCGCGCACCTCGGCGATGACGCCACCGTCGCAAGCATTGATCCGCCAGAGGGATCAGCACAGGCAGAGCACTGCGCTCGGTTCTACCCGGTCGCACGTGACATGCTTCTACAGATGCATACGTGGTCGTTCGCATCGCGGCGCGTCAGCCTCGCGCAGGTGACGATGCCGTACACCATGTGGAAATACGCATACGCATGCCCTGGCGACATGATGACCGCCGTGGCCGTGCTGCCGCCCGAAGCAGAGAACGATTACACGGTGCGTGCGTATCCCGCCGACCGCTACGGTTTCGGATGGACGAACCCGCCCATCACGACCGCCGGCGTGTACGTGCCGCAGGAATACGTGATTGAGACGGACACGCTCGGGAACAAGATCATCTACACGAACCAGGAAACCGCTCTCCTGCGCTATCAGGCGCTTGTAAGCGACCCGACCAAGTTCGACCCGCTGTTCACCATTGCATTGTCATGGCAGCTCGCGTCGTTCCTTGCCGGCCCGGTCGTCAAGGGTGAAGAGGGCGCACGGCAGGGGCAGCGATGCCTGCAGATGGTCGCCATCTACCTTGGACAGGCACGCGCATCCGACGCAAGCCAGCGCGACGTGAAGCCCGGTCACATCACCTCCTGGATCTCTGGACGCTGACATGGCGCTCACCCGAACCTACACGCGGTCATTTGCCGGCGGCGAAGTGTCGCCGGAAATGTGGGGCCGGATTGATGACGTGAAGTTCCAGACTGGCGCAGCGAAGTTACTGAACTTTGTTGCTCTCCCGCAGGGTCCGGCAGAGAACCGACCAGGCACGGCATTCGTGCGCGAAGTAAAGGACAGCACGAAGCGCACGCGCCTGCTCCCGTTCACGTTCAGCACCACGCAGACGCTGGTGCTCGAGCTTGGCGCGGGGTACTTTCGGTTCCACACGCAAGGCGCGACGCTCGGGCCTGGCACGCCTGCCGCATACAACGGAGCGACACCGTACACGGTCGGCGCTCTCGTCTCGTCTGGCGGCGTGAACTACTACTGCATCGCTGCAACTACGGGCAACGCGCCGCCGAACGTCACGTACTGGTATCCGCTGCCGGCGGGGATCTACGAGATCCCGAATCCCTACGCCGAGGCTGACCTGTTCGACATCCACTACGTGCAGTCGGCCGACGTGCTGACGCTCGTACACCCGAACTACGCACCGCGTGAGCTGCGCCGGCTGGGGGCGACCACGTGGACGCTCACGACGATTTCTTTCTCCTCGAGCGTGTCAACTCCCACTGGGTTGACGGCCACGGCAAACCGCGGCGAGTCGATCAACATCACGGCGTTCACGGCTGCCAACCCTGGCGTGGCGACTACCGTCGGGAACCACGGACTGAGCATCGGCGACCCTGTCTACGTGGATGGCGGCACGTGGAACACTGGCACGTTCACGGATGGTTTCTACACGGTCAACTCAACGCCTGCGCTGAATACGCTGTCGCTCAGAGGCTACGACACTGGCGTCCCGTTGGACACCACCGCGCTGGTGTCGTGGACGAGCGGCGGGTTCGTGCAGTTCGGTGACAAGGCTCTGGATTTCGACAGTTACTACGTCGTGACCGCACTTGCGGCGGGCGGTATCGACGAGAGCGCACCAAGCTCGTCGGCGAACGTCATCAACAACCTCAACGCGCATGGTTCAAGCAACACGATTTCGTGGTCGGCCGTGTCTGGCGCTTCTCGCTACAACATCTACAAGCGTCAGAACGGACTGTATGGTCTGATCGGTCAGAGCGACACCACGTCGTTCAGGGACAACAACATCGCCCCGGATCTCGGCATCACGCCGCCGATCCTTGAGGTGGTGTTCAATTCGAGTGGCAATTATCCAGGCGCGGTCAGTTACTTTGAGCAGCGCCGCGTGTTCGCTGGCACGACCAACTCTCCGCAGACGCTGTGGATGACGCGCACTGGCACCGAGAGCGACATGTCCTTTCACATCCCGTTGCAGGACACAGACCGGATCAACTTCCGCGTCGCCGCACGGGAAGCCAACACGATCCGCCACCTTGTCCCGTTGACGCAGCTGCTCGCACTGACGAGCGCCGCTGAATGGCGCATCAGCCCGGTGAACAGCGACGTAATCTCGCCGACCACTATCTCTGTGCGTCCGCAGTCATACGTAGGTGCCAACAACGTGCAGCCGTCCATCGTGAACAACACGGTGGTGTACTGCTCTGCGCGTGACGGCCATGTGCGCGAGCTTGGCTATTCGTGGCAGGCAAGCGGGTTCGTTACTGGCGACCTGTCGATCAGGTCCACGCACCTGTTCGACAACTTCGATATCACGGACATGTGCTACAGCAAGGCTCCGCAGCCGCTGCTGTGGTTCATCTCGAGCACGGGCAGCATGCTCGGGCTGACGTACATCCCTGAGCAGCAGATCGGCGCATGGCACCAGCACGAAACAGATGGCGACTTTGAGACGTGCGCTGCCGTTGCCGAGGGTGCCGAGGACCGCCTGTACGTCATCGTCAAGCGAACCATCGGCGGTGTGACGAAGCGATACGTCGAACGGTTCGCCAGCCGGCAGATCGGCGATATCGAAGACTGCTTCTTTGTGGACAGCGGCCTGACCTACAACGGCACGAACACGACTGCAACCACGGTCACGGTAACGGGCGGCACGACCTGGGGTCCGGCCGACGTGCTGACGATCACGGCGAGCAGCGCACTGTTCCAGTTCCCTGCTACTACGGACGTGGGCGACGCCATCGTCCTGACCGATGCGAACGGGAACACGTACCGCCTGACGATCTTGTCCACGACCTCCACCACGGTGGCGACGGCACGGACTGATCTCGTGCTGCCCGTGGCGCTGCGTAGCGTGGCGACGGCCGTATGGTCGTTCGCACGCGACACGGTGACCGGCCTGACGCACCTCGAGGGCAAGACCGTCAGCATCCTTGCGGACGGTGCCGTGATGCCGCAGGTGACGGTGAGTGGCGGGGTGGCCGTGTTGCAGCGTGCAAGCACGGTCGTCCATGTTGGCCTCCCTTATG